GACGCCTCTGAAAGTATTGACAGGCGTTACGACGGAACCCATCAGACGTCGAGCCTCACGCCGAACTCAGCGGCCTCAACTGCCGCTTGCGCCCATGCGGCAGCGGTGGCTGGGTTATAAGAGAAACACCCGTAGTCGTTCGCGTACGTAAACGATGCACCGGTCAGGTTATACCACTGGCTCCGGATCTCTCGCGCATAGTTTTCCGCCTCGTATGTCGTTCCGCTCACCCTTCCTATGGATCTCGCGACACGCTCACCGTCCGCATCCGCCTTGTAAGCGGCAGAGATCATCACACCCTTCACGGAAGACGGGGTAAACCCGAGAGCGGGGAATCCGAACAGGTCGTCTCCGTTTACCGTCGCCTCGCTGATGTATGAGGTGTCGTCGTCGATCGCGCTCTCGTCGACCTCGGTGTAATGGGTAGACCCGCCCAGCGGGGTCCAGTCTGTAGATGCGCCGTCCGAGTTCGGATAAGCATCGTCCACACGTATGTCACCGAGAAAATCGTTGCAGAACGATCCCGTGGTGTCGCACACGTAGAAGTCGTCATACTTGACATCCGATCCGGACGTATTGAGACCGCCACCGGTAGAAATAGGGAGTCCGTTTATGCCCACGAACTTCACGGCTGCGGTCCCTGCGTTATACGTTTGCACGCCTGTTGCGCTCATGAATGTCCGCCCGTTGACGCGAACCTCATAAGACCCAGAGACCGCAATGGTGACCTTGAACTCTATGTATGACCATTCATTCGGAGAGACCAGAAGGTTAGATTCTGAGATCTGTAGGAATGTCGATCCGCTGCCGAGTCTCACACCCAGCCTGTTATCAGAGAACAGGTAAACACCGATATGATCCTGCCCGTCGTGCGAGCAAGTGATCACGCTCCCGGGGCTGCTGAGCCCGCCCTCAAAGTACAGTGCCACGCCGACGATAACAGTGGATGGCTCGTCGATCAGATGAACATATGCGCCATAACCGGATCCGATTGTCGTAAGGCAGCCCCCGCCTCTTCTTCCTGCGGAGTTCGACACCCCCGGGCTGAACGACGTGTTATTGCTGTTCCACCTTCTTCGATGAAGCTGGGAGATGGTCGTTATGCCGTCGAAGCTCTCGGCAAAAATGAGCGCCATGTCAGTCTACCACCAGACCGGCTTCAGCACCGTTCACGGCGGCACGAAGCCACGAAGCAGATGTGGCCGGGTTCTGAGTCCATATATCTGAAAGCATGTAGTAGTCGTCCGCTCTGGGCAGAAGTATCTTCGAGGAGTCGTAGTTCGTGCCTCCCACTCTGAGGCACGGCTTCACGGTAACATCTCCGTCTCCTATCTTCTTGACGAGAGAGTTCGCCTGAACACCGAAGATCGTGGTGGGGTAGTGAGACAGATCTCCCATTACATAAATGTCTCGCTCCCCTGTATCCCCGGTCACGTAGTCCGTGTCGCCGCTTGTTTCGCTGGGGATTGCGTCATCGACAAGCGCGGAGTTGTCGGTGCCGGAGGACGGAGCCATGTCGTTCGTGGTGCCCTCTGCCGTCGGGTAAAGGACGTCAACGCGGCAGTCACCCAGAAAATCATTGTATGGCGCTGAGCCCGTGCCATCGCAGATGTACAGGTCGCAGATTCTCAGGCCGGTGTTCACGCCGTCGGAGTTCGCGGTCCTTCTGCTGTTGATCACCACCATATCAGCGAACTTGTTCGCGATGTTCTGGGTGTCCACGTTCGACCCCGAGATCACCGTCGACCCATTGATCCTCACCTCGTACGATCCGAGTGTCGGATGAATCCTCACCTTCATCTCGAAGTAGAACCACGTCTGCGTAGGCATCGGGCTGGCCGAAGCGCTCCCGATCGTGGCGGTGCCCACCTTGAACTCGATGTTCTCTGAGGCGTTGATGTATATGCCGCACTGGTCAGAGGAGGATGCGAGCCACCCGGTCCTCAGATAAAGAAAATATCTGAGGGTGCCCCACGAGGCGGTTTCCGATCGGCAAGCGAAACCGATGATAACGGTCTCTGTGCCGTCAGGCAGGTATTTCGCCAGCCGATAGGCAGAAGACGTGAGGAGCGCATTCGGGGCACCAGTCCTTCTAGCGTTCGTCGTTCCGCCGTACGTGAACGTGTTGTACTGCCACCGCAGGTTCGCGGTGTTGTCATCATCATAGTAGAAGCTGTCGAGATGCAGGAGCGCCATCAGTCCCTCGTTCCCACCAGCGTGATTGAGATGTCTTCCAGCGTCGAATCAGCGGTCGCCGGGGCGGTGATCGTGAGCACGTCACCCGCAGCAAACGAGGTTGCAGACGCTACCGTGAAGCTGCCTGTCGCAGACACGTTGAAGGTGACGGTTCCGAACGAGACCCCGTTCTTCAGGAGGTCGAACGCCACGTTGCCGGTGGATGCCACTCGCGCACTGGCCTGTGACCCTGTGCCGCCGGACGGGATCGTGAACGCCCTCGGGACTTCCAGCCGCAGCACCAGTTCGGAGTTCGACGGAAGACCCTGAACGAAGATGCCTACGTCGGCCGGACGGGAGATCACCTCGTAGGAGGTTCCTTCCTCGCGCGCCATCAGCTTTCCGGTCGTGTCGTTGTACCACATCTGCCCATCGGACGGGGTCGGGTTGCCGGCCGTCGGGGTGAGCAGGATCGAGCGATTGAACGTGGCGAGGTCGTCTTCGAGCTGCATCGCCAGCGTTGCGCCGTTGTAGAACCGGAAGATGTCGGCCGCGTCCCCGGTGGTGAAGTAGAGGTCGAACCCGGAGGCACCCTCCAGCTCGACGATCCCGGCGATCGTTCCTGCGCCCAGCGTCGCCAGCAGCACCCCGTTGTCGTACATCCGGAAGCTGCCGCCGTCCGTGCCGTTCGCATCCACGCTCGCCGTCGCACCGGTGCCGGTCACCCGCAGATAGTCGCTGGCCGCCTCCGCCTCGACGTTACCGCCCACCAGCTTCGCGAGCACCGCGTCGATCCAGCCTGCGCCGTCGTACTGGAGCACCGCGCCCGTAGCGGGGGTCGTGATCGTGACGTCGGTCAGGTCGTCCAGCGCACCACCGCCACCCCCGCCGATCAGGTCGACGGAGGATCCGGCTTGTCTGGCCCGGAACTTCCCTGCGGTGGAGTCGTACCAGATGTCGCCGTTCTGGGGCGTGCCGATGTCGCCTGCTGCCGGAAGGACGTTCAGGGCGCGGTTCACGATCGCCCGGACGTTGTCCTCGATGGTCACGATGTTCGCGCCGTCCCAGCGGAGGAAGAGCACCGAGCCAGCACCGACCACGCCGATTCCCGCGTCGATTCCCGCAGATGCCGCCGCGAGCAGCACCTCGCCGTTCGGGCCGTCACCCTCCAGCGAGCCGATCAGCACCCCGTCGTCCATGAGGCTGAGCAGGCCGCCGCTGGTCCCGTCCAGCCGCAGCGCGCCCCATGCGGTCGTCACGTCGATCAAGAGCCCGGTTTCGGAGCCCGAGTTGAACGTGGCGGCGATCAGATCGTTCACGAGGTACAGCTCGCGCACGTAGTCGTCCACCCACTTCGACGTGCCCGAGTCGTACTTGAGGTACATCTTGTCGGCGGGCGTCGTCAGGTCGAGGTCGTCGAGCCCGGCGATCGTGTTCAGTGGGCCCATGACTGTGCCGGCATCGTCGATGATGAACATCCCGGCAGCCTTGAAGTAGATCCGCCAGAAGCCCGCAGCGGGGGTGGCGTAATCGCTTCCCTGTTCCGCGAGTCGGATCGCGGCGATGTTCGCATCAGCTATGTTCGGCATTATGGCGGGGGCTCGTCCTGAATGATGTTATTGTCCTCGTCGAGCATGAACGCGAGGTCGTCATCGAGCGCGAACCAGACCGACGGTGCCTTTGCCTCCCACCGACTGTTCGCATCCACCCAACGCAGATCGTAGAAGTTCTGCGGGGCCGGGGCTACCACGTCCGTCAGGTCGTCCAGCGCATCGACGCCGGCGGAGACCGTCTCCCATGCCGTCCCGTTCCAGAACTGGATCGAGTTCAGCGCGGTGCGGAACGTATCCACCCCATTGTACGCCAGCGTCACCGCGCCGCCCGGGGTGAACGTGGCAAGGGGATCTGACCCATCGACGAACTCGATCGGCACACCTGAATTGAGGATCAGCTCGCCGCCATTCGATAGCAGCGTCGCTTCGACCCCGAGCCCGAACTGGATCGCGATGTTCGTCGCCATCGTGATCTCGCCGGTCATCGTCCCGCCCTCCGTGGGGAGGAACGGGAACCCCTCGACGTCCGGCGACAGGTTCAGCCATCGGCCGCCGTGATAGACCAGCAGGTCGAAGTTGTCCGGGCTGGAGATCTCGACGTCCGACAGACCCTCAAGCGTGCCAGCCTCGAACGCCTCGGCCACCCATGATGTCCCGTCGAACGTGAGCACGTCGCCTTCTGATGGGCTTCCCGCGCTGACGTCGCTGAGATCGGTCAGGCTCAGGTTCTCCTGCGCGAACTCCAGCAGGTCGGTGATGTCGCTCGCGGTGTGTGAGTGGTCGAGCGGCGCGTACCCGGTGAGATCCGGGCTTGTGATCTGGGAGTCCAACCGCGCGGCTTCCTGCTCGATCAGCCGGATGATGAGATTCATCCGCTCCCGATCGAAGACGTCGCTGTCGAACGTCGGCAGACCTATGTTGCGAACGGTCACTGATTGCCCCGCTTGCCGTGCGGGAAGATCCTCGCCCGCATGGTGCCGAGCCGCCAGTAGTCACCCAGAGCGTCGCTCTCGATCCGCACCGCCACCTGACGGCCGCGAATCCGCACCGAGATCTTGCCGGTGGACGGGCTGATCGTGTGCGGGCCGTCCTCCGTGTAGTCGGCGTTGTGCGGGTACTTCTTGCCTTTCAGCGTGACGTCGACAGATCCCCTGAGCGCGAGGAAGTCCGGGATCATCTGGTCGATCTGCATGATGTACTCGCCAGCATCCGGGATCTCGGCGTCGTGACTCTCGATGAACGCCTCCATAGCTTCCGTGTCCGCGTCCACGCCGTCCTCGTGCGTAAAGAAGACCCCGTCCACGCCAGCGGCATAGGGCTTGTCGAACGCCTTGCTAGTGTCCGCCCACGCAGTCCGGGCCAGAGCACCGATCGCCCACTCGCCCGTCAGGTAGTTGTGCACCGCGTACCGGTTGATCTCGGTCGTGGCGCCGCGCTGAGACTTGTCGATGATCGATCCGATCCGCCCAGCCCGGAACGACTGGAACTGCGCGGCCTCCAGATAGTTCGTGGCGCTCGAACCGTACTCCTGCAAGACCACTCCGGCCTTCGACCCCGTGAACGCGGCGATCTCGTCAGCGCTCAACGTGACCGACGCGACAAGCTGAGTCGTGTCGCTGTTCTCGTCCCAGAGGTAGACCTGAAGCGTGGCGCCATTCCTTCTGGCAAGGATCCCATAGCGGCGCCCTGCGGTGAGCGTGACCGGCGTCGCCAGACTCGACAGGACGTACTGCGCAGCAGCCCCGTCGAGCGTTCCGTCCCCGTCCCCGCGCTTCCTCAGCAGGATGTAGTTCGTGCTCGGCTGAACGAGGATCTTGATGCCGGTGATGTCGTCCGCCGCGCTGCCCACAGAGCCATCGAGATCCGTCACGCAGATCGCCATGCCGACCAGATAGTTCGCTGCGGTGTCGAGCACGAAGGTCGTCTCGTACTCGGCCGCATCCGGATCCACGATCGCAGAGGCGGAGTCGAGCAGGTACGCGCCGGTGTACGCGCTGAAGTTTAGCCCCTCGGTCAGGTGGATGTAGCCCAGCGGCGAGAACGCCACCGTATAGGCATCTGCTCCGCTGGCCTGACTCTGCTTCCCCCAGTCGTCCGAGAGCAGGCCAGAGGCGAAGTCCGCGTCCACCCAGACGTCCGGAGCCTTCCCGGGGTAGAAGAACCAGATCTCGCTGAAGAGACTGTTCACCCCGACGTGCACTTTGTCCTTCTGGAAGGTGTTCAGGTTGTCGTAGACGTAGTTCCTCACCGGACAGTCCATCGGCCGGGGGATGCCGTCGTAGATGTAGAAGTCGCCCTCGGCCATGAAATAGACCCGGTTCGCCACCGAGACCACAGCATTCGGGCCGAGGATCGAGATGGCCGGGCCCACGAGGTTCACGGCGAACTCCCCGGATCCGACCTGCCGTACCGAGTGCACCGACTTGTCCGTGAACGCGATGATCTCGGAGCGGGTCCGGGCGGCCGTCACGAACTTAGACCCCTGATACACCCGGGCGTCGCCAGCCGTATTGCTGTCGGTCACCGTCCAGTCATTGAAGTCCTCGACCGAGCACCAGCGCAACAGCAGCGGGTCGAATTGCTCGGTGATCGCATCCGTGGCGCCGAAGGCGAGGAGCTGGCGCGACTGGTCGTTCATGATCACGAAGTTCGCGCGGTCAGGGGATCCAGCGAGAGCGACAGCCCGGGTCGATGCGCCGAGCGACTTGTCCCACCAGTAGATCGCGCCACCCCTCGGGCTCGCGATCAGGTCCTCGCCCCAGTTCTCCAGTGCCCACGTTCGCGCGGCGATGACCGTCGCCGTGACAGTCCGGGGAGTGTTCCACGTCTCCTGACCATAGGTTCCCGTGCCGTAGCCGGTGCCGAACGAGGTCGTACCGCGCCCCACTGAGATGTCGTACTCGTAGTCGACGGATCCGCCGCCCGGGCCAGCGGTGGATGTCGCCGCGCTCGTGTGCTCGATGATGTACTCGTCGATCGAAACGATCTGCTTGATCTGGTACTCGCCGTCGATCGTGATCCCGCCCACCGCAGTCGCGCCGTCGAAACGCACGTAGTCGCCGCGCTGCGCCCCGTGGTTTGCGTCGGTGACCATGACCTCCCGGCTGCCGTTCGTGGTCTCGAACGGGTCGGTGAGCGTGCCGGTCTCGCGAAGCGGGGTGATGTCGTAGAGCTGATCGTTCTGCCAGAGGTAGAGCTTCGAGTCCGTGGCAAGGGCGACCCAGATCTGACCGTCCAGAGATGCCCAGTCGAGGAACTTCCGGTTCATCCCCTTGAAGGTGCCGGCGACCGCCTTCCATCCGCCCAGCTTCTCGGGCAGCCCCTTGCGGAACCGCACCTTGTCGCTGTCCTTCCAGAATGGCTTCGACCCGCGTGCCGACTGCTCGGTGTAGACACCGGGCTCGAACGGCAGGTCGATGATCGTCTTCCTCATGAAGGAGCCCCGAGCAGTAGGGTCTGGATCTGGATGACAGCGCTGTCCAGCACCACGAGAGAGTTGGAGTCCCTCATCTCCAGCAGGTACTCGGCATAGTCAGACAGCCCCGGGGATCTGAACTGCCAGTTCCACGAGTAGATCGGGGAGACCCCAGCCTGAGCGTCGTACCACTGGTTCAGGTTCATGCCCGCATAGTGCATCGCGTCGCCGCTCTGATACGTCAGGCGGAACTGCACCCCTTCGCGGATGTCCGCTGTAATAGATTCGGTGTTGTGCCACGAACCGATCCCGGCCGGGTAGGTGTAGACCCCGACGTTCGCGATCATGTCCGGCTGGCCGCCAGTCGAAGCCATGACGCTCAGGAACCCGTACACGTACGACCCGGGCCCGATGTAGAGGTCCTGCCCGACCAGCGTGTAGGTCGACTGATCGAACTCGTAGTTCGGGTCTCCTGCGCCCGCCTCCTGAGAGAGGAGGGCTATCATCATGCTTTCAAATGCCATCACGCGAATCCCTTCGCCAGAGCGCCAATCCAGAGGTCGGCCGCCTGATCATACTCGAAGCTCGCATAGTCGATGGAGTTCGCTGCCGTCGAGAGCACCGGCGTCACCCCGCCCGGGAAAGCGTACTTCGAACCCCACGTAATCACCCGGTTTCCGGTGCCGTCCTGCTTGATGATTATCCGGATCACCTGACCGTTCACCGGGTTCGTCGGGTTCGCCAGCGTCCAGTTCCCGGCCATGGTCAGGGAGAACGTGTTCGAGAGCGCCGCGTTCACCGCCACGTTCCCACCAGAGTTCGAGAGCGTAACGCGGGACACGCGCTGCGCGCCGGTGAAGGTCTGTGCGACGTTCAGGCGGGCCCAGCTCGCTGCCGCCACGCCACCGAGGGCATCCGCATTGTCCGCGTTCGTTGCGCTGTCCGCCGATGCTGCCGCCGCATAGACGTCCTCGACGTTCGTGGCGTCGCAGTAGACGAACTTCGCAACGCCGGCCGGGATGGTCACCCCGGTCCCGGAGGCGGTCTTCACCGTGATGGTCTGGCCGCCAGAGGTGCTGTTGATGACGAGGTAGATCTTCGACCTCGCGGGGACGATCACATCCCTCGCTGATGGCGGAGTGCCCGTCAGGTTCAGGATTGCATATCGCGCCTGATCCTCAGCGCCGTTCGACGCCGAGAGAGTCACGTTCCCGGCCGCCACGGACACGGAGACCATGCCAGCGATAGCGTGCTCCAGCAGCGTGAACACGCCCGCATTCAGGACGTCGCCCCATGTGGTATCGTTCTCGCCGGTCTCCTGAAGCGCGAGACGAAGCCGATCGGTGTATGTCGTCATTCCCTACTCCTCGGGGCCTGCGGGACTGGCACGGCAGATAGCCGGTCGTACTGTGTCCCATAGAGGTTGTACAGCTCGCGCTTCGCCATGGCGAGCGATTCCAGATAGTCCTTCTCCCAGACCGGCGCCCGCTCCTCGGCCACAATGAACTTCTCCGCCTCGGCCAGCGCGGCCTTGAAAAGGATGTCGTAGGCATACGTGCTGAACCAGTTCGTCTCGTTCGACGAGCTGAGCGGCTGAGGACGGGACAGGTACCGGATGTTCACCGTGTAGGTGGCGTTCGGCGGAGGGGCGAACCGGACCACGGTCTCGCTCTCGTCGGCGTAATACTTCGGCACCCCGTTCGCAGCGCCCGAGTTGTAGTCGAGCACCACGTTCTCGCTCCTGCGCTCCAGCATCCGGATGCCGGTCAGAGCGCCGCCGGAGATCCAGATCTGCTTGATGGCGATCAGAAGGTCTGGCGACGAGATGGTGGGCTTCGTGATGGTCGCGGTGCCGGCCACCATGTTCACCGAGTTGTTCGTGCGCCGGAAGATCTCCAGATCGAGATCCCGGGCCAGTCGCTTCTCGGCAAGGTCGATGATGTCGTTGATCGCGGCCGTGAACTCGGAGCCATCCTCCTCCAGCCACGCCTCGATG